CGAGGGTGGATGAGAGTAGATGGCATACGAAAAGGACATAAGTTTTGAGGTCGGTGTACCAGAACGTTCACTTGACGATACCGCGGGATTTGCAAAACCGGTTGGATTTCGACTTGCGATTGATAGACTTAAGTTTCCGAATGCTGAGTTCAATGTTCAGACCGCGTCGATTCCAGAGATCAGTGTAAACGCTGCTCAATACGCGACCCCGCAGCGAACGATCGAAGTCTCTGGCGACAAGGTTACCTACGCGCCACTGACCATAAGTTTCATTATCGACGAGAATCTTACGAACTATAACGAGATACACGACTGGTTGTTCGGTCTGGTAACGGTGCCGGAGGACAGGTCGGTAAGCAAAACACGGGACATGTCGCTTCTTATTCTTGACTCGCACAACAACGTTTCGCGAGAGATTACTTTTACAAATGCATTTCCCACGTCGCTCTCGACTCTTGACTTCGATGCAAAGAGCACCGATGTTGAGTATCTTATCGCAGATACGACTTTCAGTTACTCATATTTTAAGGTGAAATAATGCTAGAACAGGACCTTAACGTACTCCTTGCCTCTACATTTGGTATGGCACTCAAGACTCAGAACTATCACTGGAACGTGATGGGCACGAACTTCTATCAGCTGCACGAGTTCTACGAGGAGGTCTACGACGATCTCTACGAACACGTGGACATCATCGCCGAGGCCATTCGGTCGATGGGGCAATTTCCCGCTGGTTCTCTCTCGGAGTATGTCGAACTGTCTCAGATTGCCGAAGACGAAGAAGTGGTCTTTGATTCGTTTGTCCAAGTGAATAATCTTGTGAAGGCAAACGATGTGATGATCCGTATTATCAAGATTGCAATGACAGCGGCAAAGGACGAGGATGCCGAGGATATTCTTGATCTGTTAGTCAACCGCCTCCGCCAGCACAAGAAGCACGGTTGGATGCTGAATGCAATGTTGACACAGGCGCAGAGACGGTAAATGAAATGCTGACGTTTGAAGCTTATCTGGCTGAAAATCGTTATCGGTCCATGACCTTCTATCACGGAACTAATTCAGACTTCGATGAGTTTGATCCTTCGATGATGGGACGAACCGATCCCGGGTTCGTTGGTGCAGGTTTTTACTTAACCGCCATCGAGGGTCTTGCAAAGGGATATGCACAGGGATCCGCGGATATACACGGCGGTGAGCCGGTTGTTCTAAAGTTTAAGGTATCACCAAAAAAGACTCTTGAGCTTGATGGAACCGGTGTGAGTGAGTGGAACAGAGCTCTCAAAGAAATAGGTATCAACACCACACTTCGACCAGAAGAAGCCGCAAAAGAACTACAGAAGCTAGGATACGATTCGATCGCGGCCTGGCACAGAGGTTCCGTCAAGGAGTTTGTGGTACTTGACTCAAGGATCGCAAAGAGAATCAAATAAATGAAATCATTCAGACGATTTAAGACTCAGATCAACGAGCTGTTCGACAAACCTGCTCGGTGGCAATTGACGAGGGACTCACGTGGCGCAGTGGATTATCAATCGAACGTAAACGGCAAGGACCTCGTAGTAGTCTTTGATATTATTGCTCCTGGGACATGGGAAGTGATATTTTCGGTAGATTCAGAGGTAGCGATTACGGGCGAAGGCGATGGTGACGAAATGAGGATCTTTTCAACCGTCTTAGATATCATAAGTGATTTTATCAAAAATAAAGATCCGGAAAAACTCTATTTTACAGCAGAAAAATCACCCGACTCTGGTAGTTCCAGGATTCGTCTTTATAATAGATTGGTCAAGCGATTTGCGACATCGCGTGGATACAAGTTAAAAGATAAGGACGACGTCGGGTGGAAAGTTTCCTATACATTGGTTAAAGTATAGGTAGTATAAATAATTTTGTATTATGAACTCGTGAGGATATAGATTATGGCTCTTCGTATAGAAGACGTGCTCGAAATGTGGAAGACGGACTCTGAGATCGACGAGCTCAAACTCGATGAGGCTTCTCAGCAGTCCGCTCGACTCCATGCAAAATATCTGGAAATGCTCTCGGTTACTCGGCTTCAGCTCAAGAAGAAGGAGGCTGAGTTCAAGGTTCTGCTGAAGGACAAGTTCCTTTGGTACAACGGTAAACTCACCAAGGACGAGATGGACGCACGCGGATGGGACTACGATCCACTTAATGGACTCAAGGTTCTAAAGGGTGACATGGATCGATTCTACGATTCGGACACAGATATTCAGAACGCACAGATGAAGATCGACTATCTGAAGGAACTCGTGTCCACTCTTGAGGAGATCATGGGTAACATTCGTTGGCGTCACCAAAATATCAAGAATATGATCGAACACAGGAAGTTTACCTCAGGAATCTAATGACTGAGACCATACGCCTTAAGAAAAAGAATCATGTGTACCTACAGGTAGACTGCGACGATCGTGGTGTACTTGCTGAGTTATCGGAGTTCTTTACATTCTATGTGCCGGGCTATAAGTTTATGCCCAGTTATAAGAATCGTGTATGGGACGGCAAGATTCGACTTCTTGATAACCGGACAAACGAGATCTATGCAGGACTCTACGACTACATCGTCGCATTCGCAAACGCGGAAGGAAGGCAGTACAGAGTCATCGGCGATCCCGATCCTGTCTATGGTCCTGCTCGATCTACGCAGCAGATTGATCTCTCGTTTGTCGAGGATATACCACTGTCCTCGAAGGGTAACACTATCAGACCGAGGGACTACCAGCTCTCGGCGGTAGAACACGCGCTCAGCAACAAGCAGTCGCTTCTACTATCCCCGACCGCATCCGGTAAGTCGCTGATCATCTATCTGATCTGTCGTTGGTATCTCGACAATCACGACGGTCGTATTCTGATTATAGTACCTACAACGTCGCTGGTCGAGCAGATGTACTCGGACTTTGCCGACTACTCGACTGCGGACTCCGACTTCGATATCGAAAAGGCGGCGCATCGAATCTACGGTGGACAGGATAAGAACAACACCGATCAGCGTATCATCGTTTCAACGTGGCAGAGCATCTACAAGTTGCCGACTTCGTGGTTTCGAGAGTTTGGATGTGTGATCGGTGACGAGGCGCATAACTTCAAGGCTAAGTCATTGACGTCTGTGCTCACGAAGTGTCACGAAGCGGAGTATCGATTCGGCACGACCGGAACACTGGACGGTACGCAGACGCATAAGCTCGTTCTCGAGGGTCTGTTCGGTCCGGTACACCACGTTACGTCGACCAAGGAACTGATGGACGAGGGATCGCTCGCAAGTCTGGACATCAACGTTCTGCTGCTTAAGTATCCCGATGCACTGTGTAAGGAAATGAAGGGCGCGAAGTATCAGGAGGAGATCGACTTTCTCGTATCAAACGAGTCACGCAACAAATTCATACGCAATCTGGCACTTGATCAGAACGGAAACACACTGGTTCTTTTTCAGTACGTCGAGAAACACGGCAAGCCGCTGCACGATCTGATACGAGAGAAGGCCGCGGACGATCGTCAGGTGTTCTTTGTCTCCGGCGGCACCGACGTAGAGGGGCGTGAGCGAGTGCGGCAGATCACCGAGAACGAGAAGGACGCAATCATAGTAGCCTCGATGGGCACATTCGCAACAGGAATAAATATCCGTAACATCCACAACGTAATCTTTGCCTCACCGTCCAAGTCACAGATTCGAGTCCTACAGTCGATCGGTCGAGGTCTACGTAAGGCGGACGACGGCCGCGACACCGTACTCTACGACATAGCGGACGACCTACACTGGAAGAAACACAAGAACTATACACTGAATCATTCAGCAGCTCGTATAAAAATATATTCCAAAGAAAAGTTTCCATTCAAGATATATGAGATACCTCTACCATGACTGAACTGAACGACGTGAACATTCGCCATCTCAAGCTCTCGACCGGAGAGGAACTCATATCGATCGTACTCGAGGAACACGAGCTCGATGTGGACGATCGGTCGTCGAGTCTGATGGTCCTACAGCGGCCGATGAAGATCCGTACCATCGAGAGGGACGACATGGTCTCGTTTCTCTTCTATGAGTGGCAGCCTCTGTCAAAGACCAATATCTGCTATATCAATCCCATGCATGTCGTATCCCACGTTGAGTGCGACAATCAGATCAAGGGACAGTACATCAGTGTCTGTGTCAACGGTGATACCCAACCTCCTGCTGAACCGACCGACTCCGAGTCCGATCTTGATTCCGAACTCGATAACCTCATGGTCGACGACCCGCCACCGTACGGACCCACTTACCACTAGTACTTGGTATATTCCCTGCCCGCCGGCGACTATATTATTATATCACACAATCACCGTATTGTATATAGCCAATTTGAATTCTTTTACTATTTTACTTTTCTCTTGAACTGTGATATAATAGTCAGTATTAAATAATTGGAGAGATCTATGAAACGAGCGCCACAACACTACGTCAACAACAAGGAGTTCTCGCACGCAGTCGTTGCCTACGTCGAGAAGGTCAACGAGGCCGAGGCCGCCGGTGAGTCGATTCCCAAGGTACCTGACTACATCGCGACCTGCTTTCTTAAGATCGCCGAGGGACTGTCACATAAACCGAACTTCATTCGATACACCTATCGCGAGGAGATGGTGATGGACGCGGTTGAGAACTGCCTGAAGGCGATCACGAACTACAACATAGACACCGCTACACGAACGGGTACGCCGAACGCCTTCGCGTACTTTACACAGATATCGTACTACGCGTTCCTTCGTCGACTCGCCAAGGAGAAGCGTCAGCAGGACATTCGATTTAAGTACATGGAGGACGCGGGAGTCGAGCACTTCCTTCAGGAGACCGGCGACGCCAACGTCGATGCCGGTAATCGTGCGTTCGTCGACTCTCTTCGGGATCGTATCGAGCAGGTTCACAATCGAGACGAGCTGCTGAAGGAGTACAAACAGAAGGATAAGAAGTCCGCTGCTGACAAACCACCCAAGGGTATCGAGATGTTTATGGAGATGGATCCGGCAGATGTCTAAGATCGCGATTCTTTCGGACACACACTTTGGGATCCGCAATTCCTCGGACACGTTTATCGAGTACCATCGACGATTCTTTGAGGAGACGTTCTTTCCATACGTTAAGAAGCACGGCATCAAGCATATCGTGCACGCCGGTGACCTCTACGACAACCGCAAGTACATCAACTTCAAGGTGCAGCACTCGTCTCGTAAGATGTTTCTCGAGCGCCTGAGCGAGCTCGGTATGACGATGGACATCATTCCGGGCAATCATGATGTTTACTTCAAGTCAACCAACGAACTCAACTCACTGAAAGAACTTCTTGGATATTTTACCT